GCAAGCCCAGCGGCTACAGTAGGCGCATATCAAATAAGTGTGCGTGATGGTGTTGAGCAAGACAGCAAAGGCAATTGGGTAGAGAAGTATGTAGCTCGTGATATGTTTGCTGATACGACGGAGGATGGTGTAACAACTACCAAAGCAGAGCATGAAGCTGCATATCAAGCTAATCTAGATGCACAAGCTGCTGCATCTGTAAGAGCGCAACGCGATGAGCTGCTTGCAAAAAGCGATTGGGTTACAATACGTGCTAAAGAACTTGGTCAAGATGTACCAATCGCCTGGTATAATTACCGTGGTGATTTGCGACAGATACCGGAGCAATCTGGATTTCCACACGATGTAACATTTCCAACGGAGCCTAGTTAATGGACAAGCGCACACGCACACTCAACCAAGCCCATGCTCGTATCGATGGCATGGAAAAAGAAGTTGTTGAAATTAAGACTACGATGCAGCTTACAATTAAAGAGCTCTACGCAAGAATTCGCAGATTGGAAATGATACTGATCTGTATCACTGGAGCAAGCTTGTTGCTCTTACTACGCATGAACTTCTTAGGTTAGTTCACAAGGTACACTCACATGGATCCTGTAAGTATTACAGTGCTCGCTGCTGGGGCATATAAAACTTTGCGTGCTGGTTTAGATACAGCAAAGGATCTTTCTGACATGGGTCAAACATTAGCTACTTGGGGCCGTGCGTGTTCAGACTTTAATCATTTAGAAGAACGTCAAAAGAACCCACCTTTTTGGGAAAAAACTTTTAAAGGGTCTGACGAAGAAAAAGCAATTTTAATTTGGTCAGAACGTGAAAAATTAAATAGGATGCGAAATGAGCTTAAAGACTACATTAGTTGGAACTATGGGCCAAAAAAATGGGATGAAGTTTTAGCAATAGAAGCTCGTATGCGTAAACAAAGAAAAGATGAAATTTACCGTAAACAAGCGCGAATAGATGCAGCTATTAACTTTGCGATTGGCGCAATAATTTTTCTTGTAAGTGGCGGTTTGTTGTTCTTGTTTTTTTATCTTTACGGCAAACATCAAGGTCGCTGGTAATGTGGGTTTTGTTGTGGCTTCAGCTATTGTCTGGTGCATTCGATCATTACCATGTCGGCAGCTATAGCTCGGAAGAGCAATGTAAAACTTCAATGTCTAAGGCCAAAGTATTGGTAACAAACGCAAATTCTAAAGTAGTGTGTATAAAAATTGAACGGTGATTTTACGCGAATGTAAAAACAAATTCATTCTTTACGATGAGAATGGATATGTCCTTTGTATTACACGCGAAAGGGCAATAGCACTACACATGGCGAGGGAGCGAAATGGTAGCAATAACAGCTAGTTATCTAGACGAACTTAAACTACTTCCAAGGCTTGCATTCTTGTGTCAGATTATTTTGACCTGGAAAGTATGCCTTTGGTTTATGACCCTTGAGGATCCGACGACACAGCAGTCTGCATTCGTAAGCTTAGTTACGGCAATGCTCTCTGCAAGCTTTGCCTTGTGGTTAGGCAAAGAAGCTAAGACAGATCGAGGAGGAATACAAAGTGCTTCAATCACTGATAGGCCCAGTAGCTAGTTTAGCTGGTAGCTGGTTAGACGCAAAAACTACAAAGCAAGCAGCAGAAGCAAAGCTTAAACTTACTGAGGCAGAAGCAAAAGCAAAGATATTATTGTCAGAAAAAACCAGCGTTGCTGATTGGGAACGCATAATGGCAGAGGGTACTAAGTCATCAATTAAAGATGAAGTAGTAACGTTTGCTGTACTTGTACCAGTAATTTTATGTTTCATTCCTGGCTTAGAGCAAACAGTTAAAAATGGTTTTGATAGATTAGCAGAGCTACCAGAATGGTACACCTGGTTAGTTTTTACTGTGTGCACAGCAGCCGTTGGCATCAGAGGCGGCAAACAATTTTTCGGGAGAAAGTAAATGGAGATGTGGCAGTGGATTATGTTGTTTAGTGCCGTGTCGCTAAACACTCTTGTAAATTGTTTACGTTTATATCTGGAGAGCAAAAGGTGAGCGATCTCAAAGTGCCTTTGGCGCTAGTGATAGCAATGATTGCACAGATTGTGGCTGGTACGTTCTGGGTAAGCAAACAAGCTCACAGAATAGAACACCTAGAAAAGCAAGTCGCAGACAACACAGAGTGGGTCGATCAGCTGTACGCAGATACAGACAAGCTTATCTCATTTGCAACATTTACTGAGAACAGATGGGCGGCTGCTTATGAAGAGTTTGGGTACACTAGGCAATGGGGAATGAAACCAGTGGAGAAAAATCAATGACATTCAAATTAAGCAATCGCAGTTTAGAAAAGCTAGAGGGTGTAGATGAGCGCCTGGTCGCAATTGTCAAACATGCTATCGGTGCAACTAAAATAGACTTCGGTGTAATTTGTGGGCTGCGCACAATAGAAGAACAGAAAGAGCTTGTCGCTAAAGGAGCAAGCCAAACAATGAAGTCTAAGCACATCGATGGCCTAGCAGTAGACCTTATGGCTTACATAGGCTCACGCGGCAGCTGGGAGCTAAACCTATATGACGATATTGCTGATGCTATGGCTGAGGGCGCCCGAAGTGTAGATGTTCCTGTTAGATGGGGAGCTGCATGGACTGTGCCGAATATAGCGCAATGGGATGGTGTCATGGAGGCGGCAATGAATGACTACATAGACACTCGTAGAGGACAAGGTCGTAGACCGTTTATCGATGCCCCACATTTTGAACTGATGGTGTGAAAGGAGCTACCATGAAAAAGAAACCGAAGCCAAAGAAATCAATAATGACGTCATATGGAAAGGGAAAGTAATGGCTGCTGGAAAACCACACTATTTACCTAACGGAAAACTGTACAAAGGTGCAACGCACAAAATGCCTGACGGTACACTGCATACTGGCGCAGAGCACACGGCAAGTAGTCAACCTTTAAGCCACAGTCCTAAAAAAAAGAAACCAATGATGAAAAGCAAAAAACGGAGTTAGTAATGCCAGGAACAAAACAAGCGAAAAAGCTTACATCTAAACAAATGAAAATAGCTTCAGCCGCTGCGCCCACAAACAAAATTACTGCTGCTGATTTTGCGGAGCTAAGAAAAAAGCAACCTAAAAAGAAATCAATGATGTCATCTTTTGGAGAAAGGAAATAAGATGCCTGGATTATATGAAAACATTCACAAGAAACGGAAGCGCATTGCTGCTGGTAGTGGCGAGAAAATGCGTAAGCCTGGATCACCTGGAGCTCCTACTGCGCAGAACTTTAAGGACGCAGCAAAGACCGCAAAAAAGCCAAAGAAAAAGAAAAGCATGATGGGCTCATACGGTGGCTAGAGCTCCTGAGAAATCTGGTAACTCCGGTAGGCGAGCTGCGTTTTTACAGCGCATGGGAAAGATGCCTGGGCCAGAAAAAAAGAATGGTAAAGCCACGCCATTACTACAGGCCTTGCGTGATTGGGGAGCCAGTTCTAAGGCTGATGCAGTACGCAAAGGCAAACGTATCTCACGTATCAATGAGAACAAAAAGAAATGATAAAGTTCTGGACGATCTTGTGGCTGACCTATGGCATACAAGACAACGCATACCAGCACGTAATAATGTTTGAGTCATACGATGATTGTGTGGCTGTTACGCAGACAGATTTGCGTGACGTAATGCAAGATCGATACGGTGTAATACTGATGCGGTGTGAGCAAACCCATCGCGTCTCCAGCATGCCTAAACCAAAGCCTAGACCAGAGGTTGATTTTGATTCGTAATTAGTGACGCGGCATAACTTTTGCGTCACTCACGTATACGCACACCTATGCGCAAAGTGGTGCAAAATATCGAAAAAACTGTAGAAAAATGCAATTATAACAGCTATTTATCGGGTTCGAGCCCCGTCAACCGCGCCACCTTTTTCACATATAAAACAATAACTTAACCCCTCTAGGGGTGCTCCACGTCACTGTCCACGTCACTTTTTGTTACCAGGGGGTCGCGGGTAACGCTTGTAATTTGACTAATAAAATCATATATCTTGTCGTATAGCGACAAGAATATGGAGATGATTATGTTACAGGTTGCACCGAAAAAAAATAAAAGTAGAGCAAGAAAAGGCTGGGCTTGTTGGGGTGTTGATTTACGATACGCACTGGCTGGTGGTAGGCAGCATTATTTTAAAACTCGTGATGAAGCACAAAATTTTTTAGACAAGCTTAATACTGAAACATCACAGCAGAACAAAGTTTCTGACGCATGGAAGTGGACACTGTATCAACTTGCACAAAATTACATTGCACAAGTACAAACAGAAGTTCGCGATGGTGAGCGATCACAGAGTTATCTTAGAGACAAAATTAGATACATTGATTTTTTTCTAGATTGTGTTGTTGATGGCAAACCGTTGGCTGACATGCGTGTTTCTGATTTGACAGAAGGTATCGTTGCACACCAAGTAATGGATCAGCTAAAAGTAAATCGCACAAAAAAAACTGTAGCAAATATTTTTGGCGGCGTAAGCACGATGCTTAAGTATGGCAAGATGCACAACTGCTGCAAGACAAACCCTTTAAAAGATGTTCCTATCAAAGGTGGCAAACAAGGCAAAGGTAAAAACAAAGCAGAGCTTATTCCTGATAGCGTGATCAAAGCTATTGAAGAAAATATGAACCCTCGATGGCAGTTTATCTTGCGATTTGCTTGTACAACTGGTGTGCGTCAGGGTGAGCAACGTGCTCTTACTTGGGGTCAGATACTTTGGGAAAAAGGTCAAGTCCGTATTGATCGTGCTATCAAGCACAAAACGACTAAAGCTGGCTCTACAAAAACTGAGTCAGGTGACAGAAAGATACCGCTTACACACGATGTCTTGTCTGCGTTAAAAGAGCTTTACATTAAACAGGGTAGACCAAACGATCCTGACGCGCTGGTGTTTGGCACACAGTTTAATCATCCGGTAACAGCTGCGAAGTATCTTAAGCGCATCAAGGACGCATGCAGACGCGCTGGTGTTGCACCAATTCGTTGGCATGACCTCAGACACTACTATGCATCTAAGCTTCTCCAAGCGTATGGAGATGACTTGTGGCGAATTAAAAACTACATGGGTCACGCAAACATCCGCATAACCGAAGAGATATACGGACACTGGTTAGACGATGATAAAGACAATGCCCAGGCTCAAGATACGCTATCCGCGATCTTTTAGTTGCACTACCTTATCGTTAGATTGAGCTGACAAGTTAATCTCCAGCTTGTCAGCCAACTCGTTTTTAACAACAAATGTTCTTTTTCCTATTACAATTTGTTTTACGTTTAGCTGGTTTATTAATCGCCTTGTTCTATCCTGATGTGACCTATCATAAGCACCAAACAAAAACTGTGCTGCGTCTCTGACGCTAAGTAAATGTTTCTCAGTCATCATTCGAACCCTACGAATTCATCATCAGCATCGTCTGTATTACCAAAAGGTATTTCATCATCAAGATTTTGTGACGTTTCTATAGCAGCTGCTGGCTGTTGATACTCTGGTTTTTGCATGTTGCTCACATATAAATTTACAATGGCAGCGCGTGGAAATTGTTTTACATCATCAATGCCACTCATACGCTCATCGATGTTCAATTGTAACTGTAGACCAGGATGCTGCGCGAGCTGTTCATACAACTTACGACACACACTTATTTCTTCTGGTGTGTTTCTTTCAAACCTTTTTTCTGCATCATTCCAGGTTTGTTTAAAACTTAGCCAAGCAGTAATACGATATTTTTTTGTGCTATCTAAGCTTGTTCTAAATTGATGGTTACTCTTTCCAAAATGTGGCATTATTTTTCGTTTCCTGTTTTCTGCATGTGATAATCTTGTATTTGTTTAATTTTAAACTCTGCATACTTTGTCGGCGTATCAACTCTCCAGACTCTGTAAGTTCCATCATCTTGAACCTTATAACGATGGACTTTGTTCATAACCTTTAGTTCTCTTCTACGATGGGGATCTAACGCTACGAATTCTTTTTTTTGGTATGCGTTTCTAAGAGCATACTGTAATGCTAATTGCTCTTTTCCACTTAACCCACCAACACTATCGCCTATTTCCATTTGTCTTGCAGTCTCAGCAAATCTTCCAGTTATACCATTTCCTCTTCCTGGTGGTACTGGTATGCCTTTATCAATTTTCATTATCTTTCCCCTGTGTTCAGTTGTTCAAATCTTGTTTTAAAATAGGCGTTTAGTTCAGCACCCATTTTTGCATCGTGTTGCTTTATGGTGTTAAAATCCTTGCCGTGTTTTTTTGTCATTTCTTTTAACTGCCACGTAGCTGAAGCTAACTTAATCTTATTCTCTATCATTTCTTTAAGCTGTTGCGGTGTAGTAGGCGCAGTGTTTTGCTCCTCGCGTACAGCTGCATCGTGTTCTGCTTCTGCATCGATTTGTTTGTCTTTGTTTTTAGCAATTGTTATTTCTTCTACGCTTGCCATCTTGCCGCCATGCAGCCCCAGATTAGCTAGGGCTCGCCCCCAGGCGCTTGTTTCGCAATTCTCTATAGCAGATGTCTTGTTTACATTTGAGCTATTACGGAGCTCCTCTGCTAGTCCTGTTGCGATTACTCTCCCTTCCTTGTCTGCAATGCTTGCTTTAATTAGTATTGTTTTTCCATCATTTAAAAGTATCTCAGACTCTAACGTGTACGCTGTGCCAGCATGTTTTCTAAATGCCTCTAGCCGTTGTTGCACTTGCGTGTATTCATTACCGTGATGCAGTTTCAAAGAATGCATTTCTTTTATTGCAGCTTGTATTTCTTTTATGTCCATTACAGCGTGTCCTCATAAAGACCGCTGTCTTTAAGTCGCGAGTAAATCCGCTCTTTCATCTCAGCTCTTTCATAACGTTCTTTTAATTTTGCAGATTTTTTAAAACGTTTTATCAATCCATTTATTTCATCTGCCCAACGTTTTTCGTTCGACTGTTCCCACTCGTAATGTTCTTCATAGTGATTATAACAATGCGTACCTCTGTGCTCTTCTAACGCCAGGATAATTGTATTTGTTTCATCAATCGTAAATTTCATTCCATCCCCCATAAAATCTTAGCCTCGCGCACATACGCTGGGCTTTCTTTCCAGTAAATTGTATTCCAATCTGGTGATACCAAGCCTAGTAGCTCTTCTTTTGTTTCAGCTGCACGTAGTATGTTTTCTGTAATCTTGTGCTGCATTGCTATGTCTTGCACTACGTCATCCAGGTAATCAGGCTTAAGCTCTGGTGTGTTAGTTTGATCAAACACACGGTAGTCAGTAGCATTTGCGTAAACTAAAAACGGTGGTTGTTTACCGTTGAGGGCATAGAACCCAGCAACTTGGTAGACGTTGTTCATATCAAACATGCCGCTCAGTGACGAGGGTAGGGATCCTTTTGCCCAGGTACGTTCTCCCTTTTTGTTTGTCGTAGGTCTAGACCACTTGGTTTTGAGGTCACCTCTACGCCCATAATCAGGCAACGTATTGTGCGGTAGTATATTGCCTGGTAGCTGTTCAAGCAGCTCGATCTCACCGATGTATCTATTGTCACGAGCCATAGCTTCTTTGAGCCCTATGACTGCGTTCTCAACAACGTCAGGTATCTCATCAATATACTTTTCCAGACGCTCTCTATCGTCTTGTTCTACACTCTTATCGTAGTTCTTAGGACGGTATGCTGCTAAGTTCTCTTTGGCTATCAGCTGTGCTTCTTGCAAGCTCAGTGTTTGACCGTAGTCTTTATCTGGTATCAGACACAGATCACAACCATCTTGT